GTTTCTGTAAATACAGCATCTTCCATAGCTATTATTGACATTACATTAATCTTTGCCATAGAAGCCATAAGTCCTATGATTTGGTCATACTGTCCTTGCAATCTGTCAAAAGCAAATTTCTTTGCAATAACAAACGCAGGTCCACTATCAAGTGGATTAGGTATAAAGTCAAGAATAGTTGCAGAGGTCATATGGAATATGTATGTACCTTCTTCGTTGTAATACTCTGCAATCAAATCACCTTCGCCATTTGAGTTAGCCCAAGACCCATTGTAAGAATCTGTATAAGCAGATGCATAAGCACTACCTATGCTTAATGAACTTATTTCATCTTTTTTCATAATTTTGTCTTTGAACTGTGGATATACTCTTGCAAGTGATTCTTTAGGAACTCTATTTACAATAGCCATTTCTTTTGGTTGTTGGTCTGCACCAAAATAACCAGGAAAACAGTTGTAAGGATCACGAAGTTCTGCACAAGGATATGGCGTACCATCAGGTCCTTTCTTTTCTCTAATAACCCATACAGCAAAACCATAACCAGGTAGCCATCTACCTACTTGTGGCATTTGTAAATCTAGTTTTTGTGTGTCATCATACGAAGTTACAATACGAGCTATCTTATCTGCTTTAGCTCTAGCTCTATCAGAATCTTTATTGTTAGGCACATCTACTTTAAGATTAGGAATACGACCTATCTTTTGTGATAAATGTTCTAAACCTGACATCATTAAGTTAGGTACAGGTATTTGATAATCTTGAAATCCTTTTAACTGGTCGCCAAGTAAAGCAAGTATTCCATCAGGTCCACCATTCATAATTGCACGAATACGACCTCTTGTGGAGTACGCACTTTGATTGTCGTAATGTAAATTTGTTACAGCGTATTGTATTTCTTCTGGTGTCATTTTAACCCCAAGGGCTTTCGTTCATATCGCTTAAATCCCACTCTCCAAAACTTGGTTCATAATCTAATCCTACTTCAGCTAGTCTTTCTTTTTGTAATCTCCTAATTACTCTCATAGGAAACCAACTAGCCATAACGACATCTGACTTATTATTTCTACCAGATTGCTTACTAGCACCTGTAGAAAAATAAATTAGTTGCCTACGATATATATTACTCTTTGTTTCACTTTCTGCACTACCATAAGGCAAACTTATTAGTTCTTCCTTAAACAATTCTCTCATACTTCCTACACCAAAGATAGGATCAAATTTATTTTTTTGTGTCTGATGTCCTTCTAAATAAATACCCATTCTTGCACAATACTCTTTTAAATCTTTATCTTGTCTTAAAGCTCTTTGAAATCCATTTTCTTCTATAACCCAATGTGCAAGATTATATTTTTCGTACCATTTTTTTATTGTTTTTTTAGCTTGTATAATGCCACCACCCTGTTCATTTTCTACATCAATCATATACATTTTTCCTGTATCTGTATTTACAGCCCACAAGAAACACGCTTGAAAACCTGTAGAAGCTGGGTCAAGTCCTGCAATTAGTTTTGTACCTGCTGGTATCTGCCCAATAGTTCTATTTACATCTCTGCATTTATCTACTTCTTCTACATCAAACATTGTAATACCATCAACAAATGCTTTGTTCAGATATACCATTTCAAATATTGCTTTACCACCTGTTGTTTCAGCAGCTTGTAAACGAGATAGTAACCATTTGTAACTACGCTTACTTGACCATAGCATACAATCTGTATGTAACTCTATATCGTTTTCTGGTAGCACACACTCTGTACTATGTGCTTCTTCTACTATTTTTTCCATTTGTGGATTTTCTAATAAAAAGTTATATAAATCTTCTGGATGTTGTCTTGAACCTATGACAACAATAGCTGTGTGTTCTTCTTTACGAGATGACAAAGTAGTTGTCCACCATTGTCTTGTTTGTTCTCTAGCACTAGGTTGTATTGTTGTGCCGTGATCCTCAATGTCATCTGCAATAATTAAATCACAATCACGAGAAAGTATCTTGCCGCCTTTGCCTACAGCAACCATTGTTGGAGATTTAATACCAGTAACAGTTCTATTTGCTACTGTAAATTGTCCTGATGTCCAGGATTTACCTGACCTGCTCTTAGGCTTGAATGTTTTACCTGGTCCACAAAAATCCTCTATAAGTTTTTCATTATGCTCTAAATGATCTACAACAGCACCGACAGCGTTCTTAGCTATTTCTTCGTTACCACCAACCCACATAATTCTTACATTAGGATTCTTACATATCTGCCATACAGCAAAGTGTGTAAGTAAGTCTGTCTTGCCGTGTCGTGGTGGACTAAGTATCATTTGTTCGCCACCTTCATCAATAGCTTTTAAAATACTTGCAATCCATTTTTTATGGAAGTTTGCTGTTTCGTAACTATCTCCTGTTTCTGTTTGAAAGTATCTATCTCTAAAATCCTCAAACTTATCTAATGACTTTATTGCTTCTTGTGGTGTTGTCCAATCTTTTTGTAATTCAAAATTATCTTTATCTACTAGATATGCTTCGTGCATCTTAGTTACAACTGATTTATTTACTCCGTATATATCAGCTACAGCAGTCTTAGCAATAAGTTCTTGCTCTACTTCTGCTGCAAAGTTTTTTACATAGTCCTCGTAATACTCACCACGAGTAACAGTCATCTGTGTTGTAAATTCTTTTTTCTTTTTTTCTTTAGATCTTTTATGTTGTGCTTTGCGACTGCATTGAACAGTACAGTATTTTTTATTGTTATGTTTAGCTGTAAATTTTTTTTCACAACCAGGATTAGCACAAACTTTACGTTCAGCCATTATCTTCCTTTTTTGTCAGATAATCTTGATTTTTCTACTTTTTTTGTATTAATACGTTTACCAGCTTTATATGCCTTAGCTGTTCTTTTTATTTCTGCTGCTCTTTTTTTTGCCTCTGCATCAGATAACCCTTCTAAGTATTTAGCTGGTACACCATAACGATAAGGTTGTGTTCTTTTTGCCACTACTTCTTTTTCTTTCCACCACGAAGGTCAGTGTCGTGTTTTTTAGAACCACGAATAAAACTATTGACTCTACCCATAGCCCAAGCACCCATACTTACACCAGGTCTTGATCCTGAACTAAGGTATGCTGCTTGACCTCTACGATAAACTTTTTTAAGTGTAGATAAAGATATACCACTTGATTTTGCTTTTTTAATTAATGCTGCGTTTGCACTTGCTGGTATTTTTGCTGCCATTATTTTTTAATCTTCTTTACTTTTCCGTTTTCTGTTCTTGCAAATTTATGCGTTTTAGTTTCTCTAATAAGAGTACCATAATATCTTTTGCCACCAAACATCCAACTTACTCTTTTAGCCATTACTTACCTACAGCTTTTTGTGCTCGTTTATGTGCCTGTGTAAATGTAGCACCACGCTTCATACTGTTACGCATATACTCCATATGTCTTTTTGTATGATGCACAGAATGTTTTTTCATTGTCTGTTGTTGTCTTTTAGTAAGACCAGACATATCTACACCTTTTATTTTCATTTCTTTTTTTTCTTTCTTAATGCTGCAAAATCAGCAGCAGTTATTTTATTTCTAGGTGGTGCCATTCTAGCAATCTTCATTTGCTTTTGTGAATAACCTTTTTTACCTTTTGGCATATTACTCCTTTACCAATCTCTACACGCCCAGTAACGAGCAGTAGTCTTATCTTTTGCAGTAGAACATTTGTGCCTAGCTCGGAATGAAGCTCTTGCTTTAGGATTGTTTTTACGAACAGGCATATTCGGATCACCAAACATTACCTTTTTTACTTTCCCATTGGACATAACAAAAACTTTTTTGGATTTGCGACCATACCCAGGTTCGCCTTTCCTAATAGCCGTAGGACTATTTAGCTTAACCTTCATTCCTTGATAGGTAGCCATTTGTTATCTCTTGCCTTTTTTCTTTTTGCCAGACATTTTTTTCTTCTTCTTATATCCGTACATATCTTTTAGTTCTCCTAACTATACTATATCTTGTATGAGTGATTATATAAAAGGAAATAAATATCCTAATCATAAACCCTCTACTTCATATAGTAGTGGAAGAATTTGTTTGCAGGAAAACTGTAATACTGTTATTTCAAAATATAACAAGTATAGATATTGTAATGCTCAT